CTCCGCGAAGACATGCTAAGTCTATAGCATCCCCTAAATGGATGGTAAGTTCAGGCTTAAACCTCTTCTTAAACTCAAGAACCTGACGTAGTAACGCTTGATCTGCAAGATGCCCATGAGAGCACCCTACAGCCATCCATCGTTTCCACTTGCAAGTGATATTCGCCATAACGATTTATTCGTCGTCCTCGTCTTGCTGCTCGTCTTCTTCTTGCTCCTCAATTTCTTGTCCACCACCCATTTCCAGCCAATTCTCAATTTGTTTTTGACGGGCTAAAATGTTACCTTTTCCTGCATTAAAGGTGTCAGTAAATTCAGAGTTTTCCGTTTGAGCAAACAACTGAATAACATCAAAGTGTTCTCCAAGTCCAATTACAACTCGTTCCAAAAAGTCCTCGGGAGATTCACTTGGATGTGGTGCTATCATTTGGTTTTGATGGCTTTATAAAATTTGTAAGCTGTGTATGCAGTTGCTAAAAGTAGCGAGAAAACACGTACTCCCGCTTCAAATTCACTTATAGAAATAGCAACTGCAATTCCATTTACGTATCCCACGCTTAAAATGTCGTCAATATGATTGTTCATTTATTTTGAGCGTGTTTAAGGGCCGATACCGCGTCTATCAACTGCAATTCAAGTGCCTGATACCGAGCTGCCGAGTGCCAGGTCTCAGGGCTTTGCGCTTGGTATGTTTGCCCCTGCTGTAGATGCAACACTCCCAGCGGCGGGCACAACGATGCTTGAGGCACGTGTGAAACGCTGGAGCAGCCTGTCAGCAAGAGCATCATTCCCAACGCTCCTAGCTTCCAATATGGCATTTTCTGTGGCATCGCAGTATTTTTCTATTTCACGAGTCAATTCCCAGTGTGCAGAAATAACTCGCAACTGCAACCACGAATTAAGAGCCTGAAGGAGGAGTAGGAGCACTTGGTTTTTCTCCTAGAAACATTGCTACAGCCCCAGCAATGGCGGCAACAGCATGAATGATAGCTTGGTATTTAGCGTCAGGAATCTGAACACCAGCCATTGCTAGTAGCGCAGATAGTCCGGCGTAAGTTGAAGGCTCCTGAAGTCGTGCGAGTAGTGTTTTCATAAAACTAAGGATTAGGAAATGCTGCTGATGGCGGTGTAAAGTTAGCAGTATACAATGCAGTTCCTTTTGTGACTCTTAAATCATCCATTGTTCCAGTAAATCCAAATTGATTGGATGTTCCAGATCCATCAACTCCAATATTTAATTCATTACAAAGGTACGTTCTAGTGCAAGGTATGCTTTGCTGAAGCACACCTCCAACAAACATTCGTAATGTTCCTGATGCCCTACAAACTGCAATGTGATTCCATTGATTATTTGTGGCACTTCCAGTAAGTAAATTTGCTGAATTATTTTGAAGCCAATTAACTGTTGCTCCACCAACATATAATACGTAAGAAGTAGCAGGTGTAGTTGCTATTCTTCCCGCAATTAAAATCCCTGTTGGAATCGATGGTGCAGTATATGCCCAGCATTCAATGGTAAAATCTTCCGTTGAATTAAAAGCAAACGCAGATAATTCAGACGTTTTTCTTAAGCCAGTAAAAGCTACTCCCAAATAACAAGCACTACCCCACTTTGGATTTACCGTTGTAGTTGTTGGACTTCCAACTGAAGTAAATGAATTATTTAACAATGAACTATCAGCAAATGAACCGTCAAAGTGCATCAATAAAGACACGCCCTTAAATGGCCCTCTTAATCCACCTATTAATGACAGCATAAATTAAATAGTAGCGTCTCCGGCGACAACCCAAGAGTTTGCGGCAATTTTAATTAGAGAAATTACCGCCCATTGACCTGATGTCTTAAGTCCATTCTTGCCAACTACCGAAGTGGTTCCTGGCGTAAAAGCGGAAACAGTAACAACCCCAGCACCAGTTTGAAGCTGCATTAGCAATATCTGTGTGCCAATAGGAAACGCCACAGACGCGTCCGTTGGAATAGTTACTGATATTGCAGCAGCATTACTTAGCGTTATTAAATAACCAGCATCAGCAAGCGCAAGCTGGTATGTTGTGCCAGTCTGTGCGTTGATCTGCGCCTTAGCCGTTGCCACAGGCGAGCGTTCAGCCGCACTGTTTGTAAGGTACATCTGCGTGTTATCCCACTCTACAGAATGAGCAACTGGACTTGTTGCTATTGCGCCTGCCGAAAAAGCAAGCGGGATGTTCCCGCCAGCAGACCCAGCCCAAAGCGTTTGCTTCCCGCTAAAAGTGTTAGCAGACACTGTAGCAGTCGCGGATCTGTTAAAAATGGTTGCAGTCGAAAGAGGCGTCTGCCCAACAACAATATCAGTGGCTGCTGGAGACAATGGATAAATTGCTGAAATAATTCCTTGAGAGGTAGTTCCGCGCAACATACCAACATAAACTGGAGCGGTAATTCCTGTGAACCATGATGGACGCTGAAAAACAGGGGTAACTCCAACTGCGCCAGCAACCGTACACGTCCACGGCCCACTCATTATGGTGCTGGTTTGAGCGTTCAGCAAAACAACATCTCCAGCCAAAACGGTATATCCCTCAACCACTAAGACTCCAGTAGTGGCATATGTAAACTGCGTAGCCGTGTTGTTGTAAACTATTAAGCTTGTTGGAGTTGCCTGGGTGGTTGTGGAATTGGATAAAGTAACCGTTTGAAAATTTACTATTGCAGTTATTGAAACACCAAGTAACCCAGTAGTTCCAAAGCACATGCCAACAGTCATTGTGCTAGTTGTTCCAGTGGTGAGTGTCAATGTGCTACCTGTCCATGTTCCTGCGTAAGTCCCTGACAGGAGCGTTGGGGTTAAGTTAGGCAAAGAGCGAACCGTTACATAGTGCAGCGGCACTCCAAGATTTAACAACGCAGTGCCTGCGTCAATTGCTCCAGTTCCACCAAGGCTTATCGCAAGAGGAGCAGCAGTCGTTAATGCTGCTTGCGCCCCAAGATTAGTCAATGCACCAACCGCAGATGTAGTGCCCGTGCCTCCGGCGGTTAACGCTAATGGGGCGGCAGTCGTTAAAACTGCCTGTGCTCCAAGATTGGTTAATGCGGCAGCTTGGGATGTCGATCCAGTGCCACCATAAACAACCCCTAGCGTGCCTGCGGTAACATCCGCAAGACTCATGGGCTGAAGGCTTACATTTGTACCATCAGAACGAAAATGATACCCTGATGTCTG